GCCAGACACGTACACGCCCTAGATAGAAAACCAAAAAAATATCACCAGGAGGAAATTAAAAATGCCAGGACCAGCACCGAAGCCATCGGCCCTAAAGGAGCTCGGACCAAGGCCACACAGGAAAAAGACTGATAAAAAAGAGCCGATACCCGACACCGGGATCCCGCGATGCCCTCACTGGATGGACGGTATCGCAAAATATGCATTCAAGGAGCTCGGCATCACCCTCGATGGTATGAAGGTTTTGACCCTTGCCGACAAGAAAGCTCTCGAGCTCCTCTGTGATGCATACTCTGAATATCGCCGGGCCAGAGCATTTATTCTCGAGAATGGTACCCACTATGAAAGTCGGACCCAGGCCGGCGGCATTCTCTTTAAAAAATACCCTCATGTGGATATTGCTTCCAACGCCTGGCGCCGGTGTGCCGACATGCTGAAGCAGTTCGGCCTGACGCCATCGGCCAGGACCGGCGTTGATGTCGTTAAAGAACCCGAAAAAGATCCCCTGGCTGAATTCATGGCCAAAGGCAAAAAACTGGAGGCGGTGAAATGATAGAGCTTAAGCAAAAATGTCCGCATTGCGACAGTCCAATTATTGTCCGGGTGACAGAACAGCTACCGGAAGGGTATGACGATCCCGATCATCCTGTCAGTACCGTCGCCGTTCACAAGGTGCCAAAACGAACAGTCGTTGAAATAAAAAAATGACCCACCCATCAATCAAATACGCCGAAGATGTCCTCTCCGGCCAGATCCTGGCCTGCCGGTGGGTCAAGTTGGCTTGTGAGCGCTTCCTCGACGACCTCGAGCATGGCCATGAGCGTGGCCTGCATTTCGACGAGGCGGCGGCGGACCACGCCCTGGAGTTTTTCAGCCTTTTAAAGCTCTGGAAAGGCCGCGAATATAAAAACAAAGAATTCGTCCTGGGGCCCCATTATCAATTCATCGTCTCGAACCTCATGGGCTGGAAAAACGATGATGGTACCCGAAGATTCCGGACCGCTTATGTCGAAATGGCGCGCAAGGGAGCGAAGGCCCTTGGGGTTGATACGCTGGTTCCTACGCCATCGGGATGGACAACAGTCGGCAAGATTGTTGTCGGCGACAGAATCTTTGATGAAAATGGGAACGTATGCAGGGTCGTATCGACAACCCCAGTGTTTGAGAACAGGAAGTGTTATAGGGTTGAGTTTTCAGACGGAGAAACGATCGTGGCGGATTCGGGTCATTTATGGGAAACGATTGCGAGGAGAAAGTTTGAGGGCAGAAAGGGTCCACGTGGCTCAAGGAGAAAATTTAAGGACGTTAGAACAACTGCGGAAATAAAAAAAACGATAGAAGTTTCGCCATATAATAAAAAAATAGAGTGGAACCACAAAATAAAAGTTTCCGGCCCGTTAAAAACAAAAGAGAAAAGATTTGCAATAGAACCATACACCCTCGGGAGTTGGCTCGGCGATGGGCACACTGGTGCTGCGAGAATAACGTTTAGTGGGAAGGATTCAGCCATTATTCGCGAAATAATCAAGGATGGGTACGGAATTTCTGGGTGGGCCAAAACCAGGAGCGCCTTCACCGTGACAATCGGTGCCTTTAAAACATCTTCCCTTTGCAGGAGGGGCCACGACAAAGCCAAATACAGAACTAAGGATGGCCATTGCCTGCTGTGTAACCGGGAATGCGACACTGCAAGGAGAAATGGCACACAAATTCCGCCACACACTAAATTTTCACTCGCTGAAAAACTGCGACAGATGAACCTTATCGGAAACAAACACATCCCTGCAGCATACCTTAGGGGCTCTCGTGACCAGCGGTTGTCGCTGCTGCAGGGGTTGATGGACACAGACGGAACCATAGACGATCGCGGCCAGTCAACTTTCGTTAGTACCAACAAAGCCGTTGCGACTGGCGTTTTTGAACTTGTAAGAACCCTCGGGCTCAAGCCATCTTATAATAAAACCAAAGCCAAGTTATATCAAAAAGATTGCGGGACGGCCCACAGGGTTAAATTTACAGCATATAGCGATACTCCTGTTTTTAGACTTCGCAGAAAATATATAAAACAGCGCAGGCCTCCGTCTTCGCCGAACAGGTCTTCTTATCGGCAAATAGTTTCAGTAAGGCGCGTTGCGTCTGTTCCAGTCCGTTGCATTTCGGTTGACTCAACCTCAAAGCTGTTCCTTGTAACAAAAGCGATGATCGCAACCCACAACTCGACCTTTGCCGGCGGCCTGGGCGCTTTTATGTTTGTTGCCGATGGTGAAGACGGCGCCGAAATTTATTCGGCAGCAGTAAAAAAAGAGCAGGCAAAAATCGTATGGAACAACATTAAAAACCTGACGAAAAAGTCCATCTTTTCGAAATTAATCAAATATTACACGAACAATATGTCGATCGAGAGCACCTGGTCGAAGTGCGAGCCGTTGTCTTCTGACACCAAGTCACTCGATGGCCTCGACACTTCCTTCGCGTCTCTTGACGAACTGCACGCACATCCGACGCCTGATGTCCACGACCTGGTCGACGATTCTGTCGGTGCCCGATCGCAACCGCTGATCCTGATTATCACCACTGCCGGCTTTGATCAGGAGGGAATATGTTACCAGCGCCGGGAATATCTGACCAGGATCCTGAAAGGCCTGATTGAGGACGATACTTTTTTCGGGATGATCTTCACCCTGGACACAAAAAAAGACTGGCCGGAGCTGCAGACATTAACCTCGAGTGAACCCGGCGAAAAAGAAGACGACTGGCAGGACGAAGAAAATTGGATCAAGGCCATGCCGGGGCTTTGTGGTATCACAAAATCGGGGAAACGGTATGGCATCGATGAGAATGGTGATCCGGTCCCCGGGTATATGACCAAGCTCGATGACGTTAGAAAAAAAGCGACTTATGCTGCCGAAGTTCCTGCAGCCCAGAACAACTTTTTAACGAAAAGAATGAACATTTGGACCCAGCAGGCCACCAGGTGGATAAGCCTGCAGGTGTGGGACGAAAACAATACGATGGAAATTAAAGAGTCAAGGCTCAAGGGTCGGTGGTGTGCTGCCGGCATCGATTTGTCTTCCGTGTCGGATCTTACGTGCTGCGTTTATCTGTTTCCCAGGGATGATGATCGTAAATTCGTGGACGTTTTAATGCGTTGTTGGTGTCCCGAGGCTCGCCTGACCGACAAGAAAAACAAATATAAAGAGCAATATCAGTCATGGAATAGAAACGGGCACCTGCTGGTAACACCGGGTGAGATTATCGATTATGATTTTGTGCGAAAGCAGGTCATCGAAGATTATAAAAAATTCGATGTCGGCCTGATCGGGGTCGATTATGCGTTCCAGGGCGTGGATTTTATAACAAAACTCGGTGATAAAATCGGTCACTCGGAAAAACATCCCAAAATTATTGGAACCGGGAATTCGGCGCCCAAAGTCGGGCCGGTATGCAATGAATTCGAGAGGCGGTTAATTGGAAGAAAAATAAATCACGGCGGCAATCCTGTCCTGAGGTTCATGGCAGATTCGGTTTGTGTTCGTGAAAATGCGGATGGGTATAAAAAGCCGGACAAAGATAAATCTCAAGGCAAAATTGACGGTATTGTGGCCATGCTTTACGCCATGGACCGGCTTATGAGATCAAAACCAAAAAGAAAAATTATGATGCCAGCGGCGGTTTGATATGATTTGTCCTAATTGTGCGGAAAACGACAAAACGACTATCTTAATGCTTTACGACTCCAGACCGAACGATAAAAAAAGACCCACATCCAGGATCAGAAAATATAAATGTCCGGTGTGCAAGGCACGGTACGCAAACGACGAAGACATGTCCAGAGCGGAGCTCATCCGCGACCCAGAGCCTGTAAATTGCTCAAGTCAACCCATTTTAGCCAACTAAATCACTATATATAGTGGTCAACACTATATATAGTGTTCTCCCCGTTGTGCCCCTCCAGGATTCTTGCCAGAATTTTCCCATTCGCATAAAGCACAAATTTATGTAGCCAAGGCAACAAGTTATGAAGTGATCAAATGAAACCGTCAAAGTCTGATGTTTTGATTCTGTTAGGACTCGTCCTGTTAGGGACGGGTCTTTTTTATTGGTTCGGCAAGGGCGTGGCCATGACAGTGGCCGGTGCCGTGCTGCTATTCATGGGCATCGGTGCCAACTGGACTGAAAAGACACAGAAACTGCAGAGAGCGCGATAAATGGGTCTATTTCCCTCGCTGATACCGTCTTCTTTGAGTCGCCGCGCCCGTTATGGTCCGTCGGACGACTACTGGTACCTGCCATACGGCGCGACTCTGGAAACGGATTCCGGTGTCTATGTCGACGAGGCGACGGCGCTCAAGTACTTGACGGTCTTCGCCTGCGTGAGCCTAGTGGCTGGCGATGTGGCCAGGTTGCCGCTGAATCTTTACAGGAAACGAAAAGACGGCGGAAAAGACCAAGTGACTGACCATCGACTGTACGATTTGCTCCACAACGCGCCGAATTCGGAAACAGCATCGTTCAACTGGCGCGAGACAGCCCAAGGGCATTTGATGCTCTGGGGTAATCATTACTCTTTTTGCGATCGGGACAAGACCGGTGACGTCACGGACCTTTGGCAATTGCCGAACCCAGGCGGTGTGAAAGTTCGGCGAGCAGGAGACGGGCTCGTTTATGAATACAAGGTTGATGGGGAGACTAAGGTCCGGCGCCGGGACCAAGTGTTTCACATCCCAGGGTTCGGCTTCAACGGACTCAAAGGGATGTCAATGATCGGCTTATCGAGAGAGGCAATCGGCATGGGTTTGGCTGCTGAAAAATTCGGAGCGCGATTTTACGGATCCGGAACACACCCGGGCGGCATGGTGTCCATGCCGGTCGAAGCCGAGTCGATGGAACCGGACGAACAGAAAAAATATCTCGAACTGATCAGAAAGCAGTCGTCCGGCCTTGGAAAATCGCACGAGTTGATGGTTTTCTTTAATGGCGAAAAATATCATCCGTTTACCATGCCGTTAAACGACGCTCAGTTTCTTGAGTCGCGCGACCATCAAAAAATAGAGATTTGCGGCATGTATCACGTGCCTCCACACAAAATCGCAATCCATGGCCAGAATTCTAATTACAACAACCTGGAGCAGGAGAACAGTTCATATGTCGATTCCTGCCTCATGCACTGGCTCGTTCGTTGGGAGTCGGCCATCAATATGCAGCTTTTGAGCGAGCGGGAACGCCGCCAGGGTTTCTTTTTTGAATTTTTAGTTGAAGGTTTGCTTCGCGGCGATTCTGCAGCCCGGGCGGACTATTACACCAAAATGTTTCAGATCGGTGCAATGAGTCCGAATAAAGTCCTCGTAAAAGAGAACATGAATCCGGTCGAAGGCGGCGACCAACATTTCGTCATGTTGAATATGGTTCCGCTGGATAAAGCCGGCGAAATGGACATGACTTTGCCCGGGGACAAGAAAAAACCGCCGGTGAAACTCGATGGAGAAGACGAAATCAAGTCGCTGCGTGATTTTTTCGGAGGCTCGCGCGAGTTGGCGGAAAAGAGATCCATTGCTGCCCGGGACCGGATTGCAAAACGATATCGCCCGCTGATCCTGGACGCGGCCACGGCCATTGTCAACCGTGAAACCAAGGCGATCAAAAACCGGGTGTCCGGAAGATCGTCAGACGTTGCTGGAATGGAAGGTTTTTTAAACGATTTCTATGAAAAATTTCCGGAATATATCGAAATGAAGATGTCGCCGGTACTCAGATCGTACATGCTGGCCATCATCGACGAATCTGTCGCGGAAACGGGGTCCGATGACATCTCCCTCGATGTTGAGATCCGGGAATATCTCGACGGGTACGCGGCGCGACACACCAGGTCGTCGCTGGGACAGATGCTCGCCCTGCTCGAGGGTGAAAACCTGGCCGATATCGACCAGCGGGCTGATGAATGGGCTGAAAAAAGGCCGGAGAAAATTGTCGCGGATGAAATTGTTCGGGCATCGGGCGCCGCTTTTTCGTGGGTTGTGTTTGGAGCCGGGATGTCGATGGTCTTGCGTAATCGCGGACCGGAAACCTGCCCGTATTGCAAGAGGATGAACGGCAAGCGCGTGACGCCGGACACACCGCTGGTTTCCGCCGGCGATAAGATAGATCCGAAAGACGGCAGCGATCCGATGCCGGTTTATGAAACAAAATTCCATGCACCTCTTCACCAGGGGTGTGACTGTTACATGACTGCGGGATAAGCGACGGAGGGAATGCAAATGCCTAAAAAATACGATGTGCCAGACGAAACACTAAAGGAGATCCGCTGCTGGGATCTTAAAGGGCTTTCTCTGCGCGTTATTCGAAAAGAAGACGGAGCGCTGCCAAAAATAGAAGGCTATGCCGCTGTCTTCAATTCCGATTCGGAAGACATGGGATTTGTTGAGCGCATTAAGCCGGGGGCGTTCAAAGAGGCCCTTAAACGATCTGATGCGAGGGCGCTTTTTAACCATGATCAGAATTACATTCTCGGTCGGCAGTCAAACGGAACGCTTGTCCTAAAAGAGGACAAAAAAGGCTTGTTTATGAGCGTGCAGCCTCCCGACACCCAGCTTGTCAGAGATATGGTCCTGGCTCCGATTGAACGAGGAGATCTAACGCAACAGTCTTTCGGGTTCACCATCGAGGCTGACCAGTGGGACGGCCTTGATACGGACACGCCGACGCGAACGATTCTGAAGGTCCGTGAGCTTTATGACGTCTCGCCTGTGACCTACCCTGCGTATCCAGATACCGAAGTCGGCCTGCGAACCCTGGAAGAGGCCCGGGCAGCAGCAAAAAAAGAGATACCGGATCCACCGGAAAAAATAACCATCACCATGGGTGAAAACACATTTGAATTCGACGGCGACGACCGGTTCGACCGGGCAGCCGAGAAAATAACCGAATTGAGGTCCGAATCAAGTCCGACGACCCCTGATCCGGATAGCACCGATGACGACCCGACGGTCAACCCTCCATCGGACGATGAGAAAAGAGATATCAGCGAATTCTGGGACAAAACTAAAAAATTCGAAGAGGGAGACTAATCATGAGAACCATTACCCAGTTAAAAGAAGACATCCAAATATTGGTAAAAAAGCTCGGCGATATGCGGTCGTTGTGTGTCAGCGAGAACCGCGATCCGAGCAAGGAAGAGCGGGCCATCGCAAATCAGTACCTTGAAGAAGTTCAAGAGCTGGAAGCGGCTCTGGACCTGGAAGAACGCGCCCAGGCGACCCTCGAGCGGGTGAAAAAGGGCTCAAAGGCTCCGGACAAGCCGAATCCCGATGATGGGACCACACAAAGGCAGGCCGATAAAGACAAATTTGCTTCACGCGGGGAGTTCTTTCAGGCAGTTATAAGAGCCTGTAAGCCTGGCGGGACGGTCGACCCGAGATTGTCCACCCGGGCGGCAAGCGGACTCTCTGAATCCGTTCCGAGCGATGGCGGATTTCTTGTCGAGCCGGAAATGGCTTCTCAGCTCTTGGCAAACGTTTGGGATACCGGCGAAATTTTACCAAAGGTCAACAAGGTGACCCTCACAGGCAATAAGACCGGGATGAAATTCAACGGCCTGGATGAAACCAGTCGAGCCAACGGCAGCCGTGCCGGCGGAATTCTTTCCTATTGGGCGGACGAAGCGGATGAAAAAACTGCCAGCAAGCCGAAATTTCGTCAAATCCAGCTCGACCTGAACAAGCTGATCGGTCTTTGCTATGCCACCGACGAACTATTGGGAGACGCCTCTGCATTGGCCCAGGTTATCGAAAACGGATTCAAATCGGAATTCGATTTTAAAATCACGGATGCGATTATCAACGGGACCGGTGCCGGCATGCCCCTTGGCATTCTCAACTCCGGGTGCATCGTCTCGGTGGGGAAAGAAGCCGGGCAGGTTGCTAACACCATCGTTTATGAAAACGTGAACAAAATGTGGTCCAGGCTTATGGCAACCAGCCGACCCAATTCGATCTGGGTGATCAACCAGGACTGCGAGCCTCAGTTGAACTCCATGTCTCTGGCCGTGGGTACCGGTGGCGTCCCCGTTTATATGCCTCCGGGCGGACTGAATGACAGTCCTTATAGCAAACTGATGGGCCGTCCGGTCGTGCCGATCGAACAGTGTGCAACCGTCGGCGACACCGGCGATATCATGCTTTGCGATTTTTCCAAGTATCGTATGATCGACAAGGGTGGGATCAAAAACGACGTGAGCATTCATGTTCGATTTATTTATGACGAGAGCGTTTTCCGGTTTGTCCTCCGAATCGACGGCCAGCCGGAACTCGGGTCCGCGATCACGCCATACAAGGGAACCAACACCCTGTCGCACTTTGTTAAACTTGACGCCAGGGACTAATCTCATCCATTAGCTGAACTATTCGCGCGGTCTTTACTGGCCGCGCTTTAAACAATTTTACTGATAACAAAGGGAGGTAAGTCACCATGAGACTTGCAGAAGAGAAAAAAATCGTAGTCGTGGCGAGTGATCTTGACCTGAGCGGATCGGCCACAAATCCGTGCGATTCCATCAACATGAAAAACTTTCATCGCGCGACTTTCATCATCAATTATCAGACAATCGGCGGTGCCGATCATGACGTCAAGGTTTACAGCGGGGCCACAGACGCCGCGCTTACGTCTGCCCTGACATTCCACTATGCGTTCGGCGGGGCCGCTTTCGGGACAGCGAATGCGGACGTGCTGGCCGCGGACGCCACCAGCGCCGCCCTTAGAGTGGCCAATGCCACATATGACAACTATATGCTGGTGGTCGAGGTCGATGCGTCCGCCATGGACCTGGCCAACAACGAAGAGTGGTTGACGCTTTGCTTTCCAGACACCCTGACGGGCGCCACCGGAAACGTGTCTGTAACCGCAATCCTGGAGCCGCGCTACACCGGCAACCGGTCAGCGTCAGCCTTAGTATAAACAAAACCAGTTCTTGGGTGGATCGCCCGCTATCTATCCGGGCGGTCCATGTTCCACCGAAAAAAGGAGCGAGCCAATGACAATGAGAATCGTTTTTTCAAAGGACCATGACGGCTACAAGAGGGGGCAGGACTGCTTTGTCGAGCGCACACTGGCTCGCCGGTTTTGTCGGGAGGAAATTGCAGTCCCTTACGCCAAGTCTGAAGCCGCAAAAAAAGAGGCTGAGGAGCGCGAGAAAGTCAGGCAGAAAGAGCTGAAAAAAGCCGCCGATGCTGAGGCCAAGGCAAAAGCAGAGGAGGAAAAAAAAGCCGCCGACGAGAAAGCCAAAGCCGACAAAAAAGCTGCCGATGAAAAAAAGAAAGCGGAACTCCTGGATGGCAAAAAAACCGGCGGCAAGAAGGAAACCGCTGTAAAAAAATAAGACTCATCACTGACAATACTCTAACGATTTATGGAGGGATGACAAATGTCCAGAAACTATGCACCGAGCACCAGGGCAAGAATTGCAGACCTGATCACAGGGATGCACGTTAAGACCACCGACGCGGTTCTGACCGCCGCCCATTTCACAGACACGGTCCAGACCGAGCTTTTTACCATCGTCGGGCGAATCGCGGTTGTGCAGCTATTTGTTGAGCTGACCGCCGCCGCAGATGCCAATGCAACAACGGTGGCCTTCAATACCACGTTCACGACACCCGTGATCGCCGTGAACGAAATGCAGGCCGATTGCGGCAGCATTGCAAGTCTGGGCGCGCACCAGCGAATCATGTTTGTCGGCGGGGCTGTTGCCACGGCACTGACATTGACCGACAGCGCGGGACTGACCGACGTGGAAGCCGCCGGCAAGATCCATATCCTGGGTGGCGAAACCGCAGCCGGTGCCAATACTGCCGGCACCATCGGCATGCTGGCGGCAGCGGCAACGCAAGCCGGGTCCATCACGGCGACCGGCCATCTGTTTTATTACCCGATGTCTGAAGGCGCCTATGCCGAAGCGCTGCTTTAAGGGGGTGATGTCGTGACGGTCCAACTTGAAACGAAAGTCATGCGATGGAACTGCGTGTCTTCGGACACATTTCCGTCTTCCGGTGTTCCCGAGGGGTCGACGCTGCATGTCATCGACACCGGCGAGGAATATATTTACCACAATGGGACATGGGAGCAGGATCTCAGGCGGATCCATGCGCTGACCATATAAAAACTTCATAGTTTAACAAAACCATAACCACAACCAAAGAGGAGAAGGACTATGTATGGAAAAGACAGGGACGGGGTCGGAAGGCCTGCGATAATGGATGACGATGGTATTTTGGTAACAAGGGGTGCTTTGACCGATGCTGCGTTGCAGGGCCGATTATTTTCCGTCGCAAACCAGACCAATGTGACTACCACCGCCGCGCTTGCAACCACGTGGACCGGTCTCGGTGTCGGCAACCCTGCCACCAGCGGAAAGGATTATGTGTTCCACGAATTCGGATGGGCACAAGAGGTCGTCATGAATACCGAGGGCAGCTTCGGTCTGATGGTCGCGACGGTCGGCGACATGGCTGCCGCCATAACTGCCCGCTCGGCAAAATGGGGCGCGGGATCCACAAACGCCCTATGCGACGATGGGGCTACCATTGGAACACCGACCCTGGTGAGACATTTCGGCAGCTCGATGGAGGGCGCAATCAGTACGGTCCCGAGCCTGGGCGGCAACGTTTACGACCTGAAGGGCAGCATCATCATCCCTCCGGGGTACGCTCTGCTGACCTATACGTTTGCGATCCAGACCTCGTCGGTGTTGTTCCATTTCGTTTGGGAAGAACTCGACGTTTAATTAAGGGGTTGCCATGCCGACAAGAATCACAACCCGGGCGTTGCCGAATAACACCTATTCCGTGACGTTTGCTTTCACGGACGAGGACGGCGACGCCGTTACGCCTAATGCCGGATGCACATGGACGCTGCGCGATTACGCCGGGAATGTCATTAATTCCCGGTCCGCAGTGGACATTGTCGAGGCGGCGTCCGTCGAGATCGCTTTGTCCGGCGATGACCTGGCCGCCCAGGGTGTGACCGACAACGGGATCCGCGTCATTACGGTCGACGGCGATTATGACAGCGACTTGGGATCCGGACTGCCCCTGGACCAGAGCGCATCGTTTGTCATCAGCGACGTGATTCTGCCGGTTTCCCTCCAGGAGGCAAAAGAACACCTCCGGATCGATGACGACAACACCGACCACGACTTCGACATCGCCATGAGGTTGACCGCTGCCCGGGAGTGGGTGGAGATATTCTGCCGGCGGAAACTGATCACCCAGACAGTAACGAAATATTTTCACGAGTGGCCGAGTGGCGATCACTTTGTTCTGCCATACGGCCAGCTGCAGAGCGTGTCGTCGATCAAGTACAAGGACACCGACGGTGATCAGACCACATGGGATTCGAGCGAGTACATCGTCGACACCGACGAGGAGCCCGGGCGCGTCGTCCT